GTATTGAGAGCCAAGCTCAACAGGCTCGCCATTCCAACGGGCGAAGACCGCACCAGGCGCAGTTGGATTATCAACGTTGACGTAGACGCCATAGATCAACTGCTTAGTGGCAGTGTTCCTGACCTCAAAAGGCCCTTCAACTAGCGTCCACTGCGCTTCTTCAGGCAGCTCACCAACGGTGTAGTTGTCTAAGGCTTTGACTTGGCCTTCTTGCTCAACATCTGCCTCTGCACGCTTGAAAAAGAATTCATCATTGGACGCATTGAAGTCTGTGACTTTTACAGGCGCACCTGTGCAACTCACACGGATTGCTCCACTCGTTGCATTTATAGGGGGCAACTCAACATTAGAGTTACCGTCAAGCAAGTAGACGTTTTCAGCCTGCCCATCTATGTCGACGTATAAGCCATCAGCCGTGCTTCCAGTAACAGGAACGATTCTGAATTCATACTGCCCCGGATCATGGTTGACGCGGATTGTGTTGTATTGAGGTTGTGGATTGGTTCCACGAACAGCAAAAACCTGACCTGCTGAGATGTCAGTGAACGTTGTGGTATTGCCGACCCCTACTTTTCTGAACTCGATCTTAAAAAAGCTATAGCGAGTTTGAAAGGTGGTAACCCTGCCAAGTGAAAACGCTTGCTTGTCTTTTTCGTACTCCTGCAGAACACTAGAAGGCGGCTCTGAGTTGACGTTTGCAAAGCCATCGATTCGTTTGAAAACAACACTCTTAATGCCAATCTCTGTCTGGTCGCAAACACGATTGTTGGTGATGGTTGCAATGTCTACACGCTGCAAATGCTGACCGAATGGTTTATTTGCTGTAGTTAGCGGATCAGCGTCTGCACTTTGGAAATATCCAAACCCTTGTTCTTTGCAAATAAACTCATATTGACGATCTATTCGCTCAGTGTTTTCGTAGGGCTTCTCTGGCCGCTTTGTGCATTGAATAATTGAACTGCCAAAAGCAAATAGATCGCCAACATTAACGAGAGTGTCGGTGTTAGAGATTCTGCTATCAATAGCTGTGTTTACATCGTCTAAACCATGCGGGGGGAAAGCCTCAGGCAGCTCCCTTGCAACAGAATTACGAAAAATTAGAGTGTCTCCAACGTTGATTTGGTTAGTGCCAGTAACAACAACGTTGTTTAACCGCTCCATGCCCTGACGGCCTGCATACGGTCTGACGTTGAGATCAAGAGTCAAACCGTTGATCTTGTCTCTTTTGTTCTTTAAAGATTCGTCACCATCAAAAACTTGGACAATGTCATACGGCAGGAAATAAGGCGCACCGTTGGAAATCGGAGAATGACAACCAAAGGCACGTTGTGAACTTGGTGTCCTAGTGCCACTTAACAAAGGACGGAAGTTGTTTTTGAGCTGGTCAAACGCAAGGAATACATCTTCGTGCTGCAAGTCTGGCAGCTCTCCTGCGTTGCTAATTGCATCCCCTTGATTTACCCGACCACCGGCAGACGTGTTATCAACAAAATAAGCCTTGTACCGTGCCTCTTGATAGTTACGCAGCAACTGATCACCAATAGCCAAACCCTGTGCATCCGGCGTTGCGCCAAGCTCAGACAGGCCCAGCGTTGTGAGCATCTTTAACTCTTGGTGAGAACCAAGGCTGAGCAACTGCGACCAAAGCAAAAGGCCCTTAGCCCGGACACCACCGACAACCTCGCTGCCACCAGGCAGCTGCTCACGCTTGGCAAAAATCAGCGGAATAATGCTGCCGAGCGTTGCGAGGTCTTGAACGCTATCGAAGCTAAATAACTCTGCAAACCTTGTTTGGCCGCGAACGTCCGCAGTCCTGATTGCCTCAGGTGCTTGCTCTGGAGCTTGGGGCTTTGGCGCGAGCAAAACACTCGCAGCAGTAAAGACAAGACCTATAGCAATGTTTACCAAGTAAGCCGTTGTTGTTGGCTCACCTGTCGCAAGTATTTCTGGGATCGAAAGGTATTCTTGGCCTCGTTCTTTTGCTTTGCAATCAGCTAAACGGCAAAACTCCCAATACTCATCATTGGTCAGACCAAGAACATCAATGATCTGCTGTTCTGCGGGCAGTAAAGAGCGGCGGGAGTAAGACCGCTGCAGGGGATCCATGTCACTCGACGGTCTTTGAATTGCAGCCATCCGTCGTCATAGAAAGAAGCCAGTCCATAGCTGCCATCAGCGCAATGGACTAACCCGAGTGTGCCCACTTTAGCTGCATCTGTTTGCCTGCCCCATAGCCCTAGTTGCTCAGGGAACACTGAATAATCCTTGCGGCGCAGCCTGCGATACCAAGAACGCTGCGGCAACGGCATGTCGATTCCGTGCCATGCCTGCACTGCTGTTGCCAAGCTCAAGCAGTCTGCAGCGCCATGCTTTTCTGGCACAGCGCCAAGCCGATACGGCAAGCCAATCAGCTCATAAGGCTCAATCAAACGTTGGCAATCCGCGAGCTAACAGGCAGCGCACCTACGTCCTTAGACCGCAGCACCTTGTTCGGAATGGCTGAGGTGACAGCATCAATAGCTGTGCTCAGTGAAAGCTGCACGCCTTCAACGTTGTAGTTGATGCTAGATGGAATCCAGTATTCCGTCGTTAGCGTCCGGTTGGGCAAAAATGTTGAGGGGTGCATCAACACCGTGTCTACTCGCACCGACCAAAATTGCTCTAGCGCCTCATAAGCCTTGGCAAGGCTGAGCTGATTGTTGGCGAAGGTCAGCGTGCTTTCAATGTTGTCGCCACCCAGGCTCTTGGTTGCGCCGTTGTAAATGAACGGCAAGAACGCATAAGGATTTGAATCAAACGTGATCGTGTCGGCAGTGTTGCTGTTTTGATACCTGCCCTGATCAGCGCCCGCATCGTCCTCAAAAAAGATAAACGTAGTGATGGCTTCGAGTGTCATACGCCAACCCTGCTACGAACGCTGCGCTTATTCACGAGGTCACTGTAGACATTGCGACGGCCAAGCTCTGCGCCGCGTTTTGCAGCCTGCGCCATGCCACGTTCAAACTCAGCAGCGGTGACGTAGTTGACGTTATTGATCCGCTCAACGCTATAGCTCACGTCGATAGAACCACCGCCACCAGCCATGCCCCCTGAAGCGTCACCACCTGGGCCGTCAGGAATAACAGCACCGCCACGAGCGCCACGGGCATAACGTCCCATGGCTTCGTTCATCTTGCTGGAAGGGATGACGTATTCAGACTCACCGCCTTCACCGATTACGGCACGGGTCGGCTGATCAACAAAACCGCCTGAGGCAAACTTAAAACCACTAGGTATATCGCCAAAAGCAGGCAGCCCTAAGTCGGTACTGAATAAGGACTTTGAATTTAGATTTGACCCCAATCCACCACCGCCGCCAAAACCATCAAAAATACCGCCAACGAGGCTGCTAATACCCTGCTTCAGGAACATGCTGCCGACAGATTTCAACACGTCAGACAGAGCTTCACCAAGTGACTTGGCTCCTGTGATTGCGTCTTCAATGCCTCGGACCAGGCCATCCTCAATCGTCTGACCGATCTGAGCGAACATGTCATTTTGCTGAGCAAGGAGCTGGCTCAGTTCATCTTGATGCGCTAGCTGACCTGAGAAGTCTTTCGCCCTTTCATCTATTTGTTTTTGCTGCAGCTCAAGCTGTTGCTTTCGATAATCCAGAAGGCTTTCTTCAAAACGCGCGGCTACTCTGAGCAATGCAATTTCTCGCTCACGCGGAAGCATATTGCGGTCTAAGATTTTTTGCTTTTCAATTTGAAACTCAAGGCTTATTTTTTCAAGCTCACTAAGTGGCTTTGCGCTTTCAAATAAACGCTTGTTAAGCGCAAGTAATTTTTCCGATGCGTCTGCGCGCCCTTGAGTTGTAAGGTCATCTTGGCCTTCGTCTTTCTTAGGCAGCTTTTTAGGCTCTTCAGCGCGTTTCTTGAGAAGCGCCGCTTCTAATTCTGAAACTTCACTTTGCAGCCTTGCAAGCCGTGATCTGTCAGACGCACGACCTTCTCCACGGCCTTGCAGCATCATGCGCTCTTGAAGAGCAAGGCTTGCTTTTTTAGTGGCAAGCTCGTTCTCAAGCATCTCAAGCGTGCCGTCTTTGAGAAGCTTGTTGAAATCGCTTTGTCCCGTAATCGCCTGACGCAACGCATCAGCAATGCCGATAATCCCACCGGCAACAGCAAGAAATGGCAAGCCAATCATCAATGCCTTGCCTATGCCTAACGCTGTGTTCAATGCACCTTGCGCTGCTGCAGTCAGATAAATCTGAGCACCAAACGCCTTATACATGGCAATCTGCGCGCCTATGACGCCAGCCAGCTTCGTAGCGATAAACGCATCAACGGCTTTTTTGAGAGCAATAACTCCAGTTGTAATCAAGCCAATCTGCAAAGCAGCTTGACCTGCTGGTGCTGGAATCTTGCTTATCTGTTCAAATACTCCAGCAAGAGCAGTCGCAGCAGTCGTAGCCGCTGGCTCTAGCCCTTTACCAAGTGCCTCGGCAGCGTCTTCAGCGTTTTCGCCAAGCAGATCAAGTGCGCCAGCAAAACCTTTACCAGCAGCTTTTCCAGCGCCTTCGTACTGACCCTTGATCGTCTCAAGGATCAATGCTTGAGCGTCTAGCAACTTGCCAGAGTCGACCAGCTTTTTAATAGTCTCTGTCTGCGCTTTGTTGAAGGTGATGCCTGAGCGACTCAGCGCAGTCAGGCCACGCTTTGGATCTTCAAGTGCTTTCGCAAGCTGCACGGTTGCGCTTTTGACATCAGAGCCCATGACCTGAGCGATGTCGGCAGCAACGGAAGAAACTTCTGTAAACGACTCAACCGCAATCGCGCGGAACGACGACAGAATGTTGAACGACTGAATGAAGTCGTCTTGTGAGAACAACGTTGCGTCACCAAGGCTGTCGGCTGCTGCTCTCAGCTCTTCAAGCTGCTTAGAGCCGCCAGCCCCAATCCGCTGGAGCTGTGTTTCTAGGACTTTCAGGTCAGCCTGTCGTTTGCCAAAGGTATTTAGAGACCTATTCGCAAGCGTCAATGCGCCAGTCAGCGCAACCATCGGGCCAACAACACTGCGGAAGCTGATGCCAAACCGCTGGATATTTGCTGTTGCTGTTCCTGCTCGCTTACTTGTGGTCTGAAGTGTGGTGTTGAGTTTTTGACTTGCGCGGTTGGTCTGCTGCAGCGCGTTAACAGCATCCCGCGCGTCAACCCTCAGCTTGACGTTGGACTCTGCCACGACAGACAACCCGCACTACAGCAAGTCTACCGCCGTCTAAATTTCGCGCGATCCATTGCTTTTTCTTCGTTCTCTGCTTTCAGTTGATAGAAAGCAGCAAAGTGCACAAGCTCCGCATCAGTCAGTTCCGTGCGAAGCCTGCTTACGGTCATCCCTAGTTCGCAGGCCAGAAAAAACTCAAAGTTGAGCCAGCTGTCCTGCTTTATTCGTTTTTTGCTTCCTCCAGATCACCGCCTTCAGCCAAACCGAACAGGAACAGCTCGATCTCGTTCAGTACAGACTCAGGCAGTAAGCGTTGCAGCTTGGCTGCATCAGCAGCGGCAAACGCATTTGTGCCATCCTCAAACTCAGCCATCTCGCACAGCATTTGCGTGCTGATATCCAATGCCTCATCCGTACCTGCAAGCTGCTGTGCCTTCTTGCGATTAGCTCGGGTGATCGGCTTGAAATAAAGGTCTCGCGTAGCGCCTGACGGCAAGGTCAAGACAAATTTGCGGCGCTGGTTAAGGTCAAACGCCTCAACCAGCTCATCCACAAATCGCTTAGAAGCAGGCATTTAATAGCTGAACAATACGTTCAAACTATAGCCTTATCACTGAAGGTTAGAAGTGATAGTGCCGGAGGTGACAAAGTTGCAGCTGACAATTACCAACTCACCGACTGTTGAAGTGATTTCCATGTCAGTGATGATGCCGCCAAAAGCAACACTGTCAGTGCCGGTTGAGGTGCCAGTAGTAAACAGCTCAAAGCTTGCGTCGGTGGCGTCGTTAGCTTTGACGACATCCTCGATCAACCCAGCCTGGCCAGTGGCATCAGGGTCGTAGACCAGCTCAACGGTGCCAGAACCAGAAATCAAGCCACCGATGAAATTGCGGAACGTGTCACCGTGATCGGTGGTTTCGTAAGTTTCTTTGGTGATTGTCAGGCTCCAGCTGCGGGTGCCTACAACCGTTGCAAGTGAGCCAGAACCAGTTTCAAACTGGACTGCGCCTTGTTCTCCGCGAAGGGTGGCCATGGTCAGAGTTCCTCGATGGATTCAAAGGTCACACGGACCTGTGTTTGAAAATAGCCCTCGGGAGCTGGGGAAGCCAGTGCCTCTGGACCTGTAGCAGCGTCGAAGAAAACCCCCGACACGATCACCCTATTGTAAAGGTCTCGGACACGCTTTCCAATCACATAATTTGCGCCAGGTCCAGCACCTTGCGGCGTGAAAATGTTGATCAAGACAAGACCGACAATCCTGTTTTGGGAGTTGCTGGTTAGACCTTGGCCCAAGTATTCACCAGCACCAAACGAGGTCAGACACTGCACCCACGATGAGTTCGGGGTTGGCTCATAGGCCATGTTGTGGAACACCACCGGCAACGCTGGGCTGTTCGCTAGCTCAGTCGCCAATCGACCCTCAATGGTTGATCTGATGGTGTTTAGATCTGCTGCAGCCATCAGTTTTTAGCGACAATCCGACGATATTGCGTCTTAGACCACGCCTCAAGCTCTTTGCCGATTAACTCAGGAAAGCCTGGCGGCGGGCTTGATCGCGCAATGCCGCCCCAAGACGGTGGCAAGTTTCTGCCAAAGCAAACCGGCTCTGCATATTCGACAGGATTGACAATCTCGCCAAGAAACGGTTTGACCTCAGAGCGCCAGCCATTCTTCAGATTGCCAGTAACTGTGGGCGTCTGTTTTTTAACGCGCGCTTCCCACTCAAACGTGGTTGCTGCAACCAACGCTTGAACCTGCTCCTCCATATAGGGAGCGATTTGCGTGATCTTGATTTGACGCGTCATGATCAGGCCCTCAAAATCAGCTCGTGGGTGATCGCCGTGTTGTCCTGCTCAGTCGTCTGCACAGCGATGATCTGATGAACCACGCTGTTAATCAGCACCACATCCTTGGTCTCAGGTGCTGTCGTGAAATCATCGGCGGCCACCGTAAGCCGCTTGTCACCAGCTTGAATCAGTTCGTTGACTTCACGCAGCTCAACATCCTCCAGCACGCCTTTTACGTCCGTGTCGGAGTTGCTCTGGCTGATGACACCCGTGGTCGTGTTGTACGAACCGGCAGTGACAAACCGCACCGTGACGTCACCGCCAAACTTCTCAATAACCTTTGCCGCGACCTTCGCTAAAGAGTCAGCAAGTGCCATCAGACTCGATAGGCAAGGCAAGCACCGCTTGAAAGCTGAATGCTGGTGAACACTCCGTAAATGTACGAATCAGCTGGAAAGGCTTCACTGGCAAGGCTGTTGCCGGTGTAGTTCTCCGCTGTGATTGCATCAATCGTGGTTGCTTCTTTGAAATAGATCGCGCAGAAGCGGCCGGTGTGAGCTGCAGTGTCAGTGATCACCTCGGCACCAGCGCCGTAGTCTTTGTACATGATCAGCTCCTGCGGATAGAAACGTTGCCCGGCCCGCTAATTCTAAGGCCCGTCAAGTACCTTTCAAACATCGGCGGCACATGGTCTGCACCGACAGCGCCTGTCTTGTCTGGCGTGACATTCAGGCTGCCAATCTGAACGTTTTTGAAATCGTTCAAGCCGCTGAGGCTGATGCCGTCCGTGTTGTTCTTGAGGTAGACAGCAAGCTCAATCTGAGCGCGCTTGATCTGATCAGGAATCTCCGAGTCGGTGAAGTAATCGTCAGAGATGCGAAAAGGAAACCCGGTCGAATAAGTATTGACATATGTGTCGGGCTTTCTGACGCCTGTTCGCGGCCATTGCAATGCCTGCGTGTCAGTTGCCCTTGCGCCTAAAAACCTTTCTCGGTCCAGCCTTTGCGCTGCCGCCGCAAGTGCGCGATTACGCGTGTCATCAGTGCCGGTGGTCCACTTGGACACATCCGTACTTTCGATCATCGCCTCGACGTAAGCGTCAGCTTGCGCCAGCGTCATGTAGCTGTTGGCGTTTGCGCCGCCCGCTGTTGCGTCGATTGTTACTGCCATCGGGCGTCACAGTAGAAGTCTTGCGTTTGGGGGCAG